GTATTGACATTTAATGTCAATGGTGTTGTTCCTGATACGTAAGTAAATGTTTGACTATTCAAGGTGACATCAAAACTTATATCACCTACGTTATCTACAGAACTATATCTTAAAGGAAACCCTAATACAGAATCATTAGATCCGGTTCCAATTCCATATGTAAACAATGTACAACCAGTAAAGGATGTGCCTAAATAATAATCAGTATTACCAAAACTTATGTTATTGCTATCAAATACATCAAATCTTGGGGATTGATTAATATCTGTTTTTTGTTGTCCTGCTATCCAATAAAGACCATCAAAATAAAAATCTTTACCTTTATTATTATATCCTCTATATACCGCAGTTTGTTCGTCTGCTAATACTAATCCATCTGCTGCTTCTGTAAGAGTAATCACCGGTGTAGAAGAACCAGAGATAGTAGAAAAATGCGAAATGTATATTTTGTTTCTAACTTCTATATTTGTATCGTTTGCAAAAACTACTCTTGATCCATCAAACAATCCATAATTAGATAGTAGCGTATCTGCTGTTACGACTGATGCAACTGAGGTTGTAGTTATAATTGATTGATTATACCAAGATATTGTAATAACGGTATCTGTTCCAACGGTAGATACATCAGTAATAAAAGTGATTGATGGTAATAAATTTGTAGAATCAGTTATATACTGCCCAACTTCAAACAATCCAAATGCATCATCAGTAGGTATCGTAATTGTTGTGCTATATGGATATATGCTAGTGGACATTGTCCCACTTGCAGTAGTCAATGAAAGACTTGTTCCTTGTTTTTCAGTAGATATAACAATTTTAGAATCAATTATATCAATGATGTAGTATGTTGTACCTAAAACAATTCCACCAAATACGGTTCCACCAAATACAATAGTATCATTAACATGTAACCCAACCGTACTACTTAATGTAACTTGATTTGATATTGCAGTAGTTGCCGTTGCTGTTCTAGTAGTTATGGCACCTGTCACAGGTGCGATAGTTGCATTGTATGTAGTGTATCCAGCAACGTCAGGATAATAATCTGACTGTCCGGCAACTTGACTAAATGCATCGGTTGTGCGGGTATCCATAAAATCTACCGGCGCTTTTCCATATGCACCAGAATCAAACAATCTTAAGTTTGGATAAAACTCAATGATTGGTCTTTTTGCTTTATTATCTAATGTAGCTAATTGTGTAATTAAGTCCGGGTTATTATTACGTGCTGCTGATTCTTTAATTACATCAATGTGGAACCAACGATTACTTCTTGACCAAGCATTTTTATTAATTGCATTTCTAGCAATAGTAATATAATCTTGTTGAACAGGAATATTTAAACTTGAATCATAATTACCCACATCATATGATAATGTATCATATGGAATATATGTGCCTTCTGAGAACAACCCTGGTGTCACTAATGTAGTTACTGGTATCAATTCAATAGCAGTGCCTACTCCCTCAACATAGTATTCTACATTGTTATAGCTTTCTGGATAGATAGCACCTTGAAATAAAACTTTTAATCCATTAGTAAACACAACACCATTTGGTGCAGTATATTGTTTTTTACCTAAAATTTGTGTTAATATGTTTAATGTATTAGTTACATTACTATCTACAATTTTTAATATACCAACTTTGTTTGGGCTACTACCATCTTGATAATACAATCTATCTAGTATTGCACTATTGTAAGGTATAAGAGATATCGCACCAGTAGTTCCTACTAATGTTCTATAGAACCCTCTGTTTGAATATTCAGTTCCAAACTGCGGAGTAATTGTTTGACTATTAGGTATAAGTCCAGACGGAGTCAATTGAATTTGTGGATTTGATTGATCACCTAATAATGTTATAGTATAAAAATTAGCATTTACCGTAGTGTAATATCCACCTTCATAGTTATCATTATAGATTGATGATCCTGGATAATCAGTAGATGCGTTATATGCCACACCGCCGTCTTGATCATATAATGTTTGGTCATAAAACTGATTTACATATGCCACTTCATCTGGTATACCGGTGTTATAGAACATTACGGTTAATCCGTCTAATGCGGTAACTCCGTCTATTCCACCAATACTATTTACAAATGCGCCATTAACTTGACTAAACGGCAAAGTAGATACTACACCAATTGTAGGTCCTACAGGGAAATTATATTCATTAAGTGCATCTTTTTGCGGCACCGTAAAAGTTATTACGCCATTCTCGGCGCCATTGTTGTCAACTCCATATACATCACGAGTTTGCACGTTATGTTGTGTTGGACTATATCCAGTGACGCCGGGTTCGCCTTGAATCCAAAATTGTGTATTTTGATTAACCGTAAATGTATATGTGCCACCTCTTAATAGTGTCAATGATGGGTTAGCACTTGGGGTAGTTAATGTTTCTGATGATATTAAATATTCATTTGGCAAACTTTGAACTGAATATGCTGCTGAATTGTATACAATATCAGTAGCTACAATTACACGTTCAGGTCCAGTTGGCAACCAATAATATTGATTGAAGTTAATAATCTTATCTAAATTAGTAAATGAATCCCATGAATAGAATTGACTATTGAATAATCTATTGTTGTTATCTGTTAATGCACCTTCTAATTTTAATGAATCAACTATTCCAGGGTAACTGATGAAATCTGTAGCGGTAGTATCGTTTTCTTTTAAAAATGCAACACCTGGATCTAATTGATAATCGGTTCTTACTTTAGTAGGCTCTGTTACATAATAATCATTAGCATTAATACCATACCCAAATTTACTACCAATATAACCCTCTATCTTTTTAGTATTAGGTTCTGCTACTAGCTGGTCTAATGTAGCTTGTAGAAATTGACTATTGGTCGGTGTCTTAAATATCTCTGGTAAGAAATTTAATGTTCTAATTCTTGTTGCCATCTTTAAAATTCTTTATGGTTATATATTACTTATGCTATCTGTAATTCGGCGGGTGTAAGTGCTGCAATAACGATTACATCATTTGCTGTTGCTGCATTTACAAATATTTCATATGGTAAACATTTAATTTCATACAAATCACCAAACTTCATGTTTGGATCATTAGGAACTAATACGCAAGAACTAACGTATTCACCTATTTGATTATGAATGTAGGCGCTCAATTCACTAAAGTAAAACGTATCTCCGAAATTCCAATTGTTGATATTAAAATAATCGTCCATCGATGCTAATACTGCACTACGAATTTCACTATCACTAGCATTTGTATTGGAATTTTTAATAACTTTAATAGTGGCTCTTAATGCAGACGCTGCTTTAGGGCCAAACAATGGCTTGAACACAACGCTATTCAATATAGCACTATCACTTAACATTTTATAATCTTGTATCTTAGGATAACTTTGACTCAATTCATTAATAGTAGGTCTAGTTGGCATCATAACTGTATTGGTGCTGTCTTGTATCCAATTTTGATATTGCGTATAATATGCCTGCGTTACTACATACAAATCAATAATGTTTGTAGTTGCAGGATCAATACGTGTAGTGTTATTACTATTATGGCGATATTGGAATTGTAATCCTTGACGTCCGGGCTTCATACTATATCTTGTTTGTGTGACTAAAGTATAAGATGGGGTAGTCACGGTTGGATCCTGAACAGTCAAGTAAAATACATTATCTGTATATGCATAGAATAATGTTCCCACTGGATATTCATATTTCACAACTTCAATTTGCGTTTTAGTTGGATATTGATATACAACCGATGAAGATGCTATTAACTGATAGCTAGTTAAATTGATAGCATCCTGCACTTCTTCAAAAAATGCATAAATTCCTATATTGGTATTACCAGTTACATAACCAGTAATTTCATTAAAGAAATCTGGATTCTGTATAATACTTCTATCGTTGGTATCAATGCTAGCAACTTCTACTTCAAAATCATTTATATAACCATCAGACTGGACAGTTTGCCCAATAATGCTAGCAGCAATAGGTTTATTCAATGGATAGTTAGAACTTGGTTGAGTATTAGTAGCCAATACATTTACATAATCTTGTAAAATCTTTCCCGTAAATGGATCGTATACCAATTTACCTGCTTCAAATGTAAATCTGGTATCTGCTACACTACCAAAATAATAAATCAATGAACGATAAGTTACGGTATATCTATTGTAACCTGTGCTATTAAAGTTTACAAAATAATTAGCTGCGTTATATGGCTGCACACTCCAGCGAGTTTGTGCAATAGTTAGTGAATTATCAAACACCAATGAAAAATCTTGTTGCAATTCAATACGTGTTAAACATTCATTAATTACTGAGTTAGGTAATGAATTGCTGAACGAAGGGATAACAACAGACAATATTGCCCCAGTTGGTATATAAGCATTTAATGTTATAGGACCTGTGCCATTTGCAAATCCACCAGCACCATTATTATATCCGTCACCAACTACATTTAGTACGGTAGTCCAAACATAAGTAGCATCAGATGGACTAGCCACACCATTTACTAATCTATTGTTAGTATCAAAATAATATCCTGATGGTGCTGTAAATTTTAACATAGCACCCTTGGTTATGTATTTTGCATTGTATGTTGAGTATGTTCCGACTGGTACAGGATTTTCTCCACCATTTACCATATTATAAAAATAACCGGTCATGCTATTAGCATTAACTGTTTTAGTTTGCCAATAGGTAGTGCCATCACCAGATGCACTATTGATATTATATCTTGTATAGTTTTGTAGATAATATTGTA